CCACTAGTTGCAGTGACTGAATTATTTCAGTGGGGATTTCGTGGAATCAACTTTCATCTCAGGAAGTATAGACAATACACCTGGGGAGAACTAGGAACTCAAGTCTACATCGTTCAACAGGAAGAACTTGATGACTTACTGTCACTAGATTATGAAAAGATAGTGATAAATAAGTAAAAAAGAACCATATCAATGGCATCTGCATATAGCGACGTAGCATCCGTAGAAACGGGAACGAGTGTCCGTAATAAGAAAAAATCTTTTTACAGGACTCAGGTCACTACGCTCGCCAATGGTGGAGTAAAGAGAGAAACATATAGAACTGATGCTCAAGGAAATAATGACGTAAAAATTTCGGAAGCAACCACTAGTGGTAACCCACCCACCACTACAACAACACTCACATCTAATGCCACTACAAATGAAAGAAGAGCATTACAAAATAAAAATTCTCAATTAAATAATTCAATAAACCAACAAACTAAACAAGCTGGTGATAAAGCAAAAGCAAATACAATCGATCCAGTTACTGATTCAGTAATCGATAAAGCATCTGGTGGGTCTGGTAATACTGCAACAGATACAGAAACAGGAGACTCGCAGACTACATCCACATCTACGACAACTCAGCAAAGTAATAATACTAGAAACTTTGGGGTTATGCAATATCCTGCGACCATAGCACAAGGTCAAGATGTAATACAATTTACTGCACTTTCATACGCAGGAAAAGCAATTCAGGGATTTAGTTTTGGAGGTAGAGATAGGGTTACCCCTGGTAGTGGTAGTGGTAGAAGTAAAGGAACAGTAACTCTCCCAATTCAATCTGGTATTAAAGATCAGAATGCTGCTGGTTGGGGTGAAGATACTATGAGTCCTATGGACATAGCTCTAGGAGGAACAGTATTAAAAGGTATTATGCAAGGTGGATCCGGTATATCAGAACAATTTAGCACCGGTGGAAAACAAATACAAGAAGATACTGGACAATTCCAAGAATATGTGGGAAAAGCATTCACTGAAAATATAACTCAAGTCAAAGGTCTCTTATCAAGAACAGAAGGTAAAATCGTTAATCCTAACCTTGAACTTCTTTTCCAAAAACCATCACTGAGACCTTTCTCATTTCAGTTTAAGTTATCTGCTCGTAGTCCAGAAGAAGCAGCAGAGATTGTTAAAATCATCAGATTCTTTAAACAAAACATGTCACCACAAAAAGGTGGTGGAAGTGGTGGACCATCTGCAAACTTATTCTTGAAAGCACCAAACACTTTTCAAATACATTACATGCATGAAGGAAAAAATGAGCATCCATTTATAGGTAGACCAAAAGAATGTGCGATGACATCATTTGAAGTTGACTATACTCCAGATGGAAACTACTCCACACTCAGAGATGGATTCATGACATCATACACAATATCAATGTCATTGAAAGAACTTGAGCCAGTATTCTACGAAGATTATGAAGAATTAAACGACCCAAACATCATAGGATACTAAAATGTCAAATTACTTCAGCAAAGTTCCAAATCTTGAATATGTTAGCAGACTTCCAGATGCTAATATATCGGATTACATTTCTGTAAAAAACTTATTTAAGAGAGGTCAACTTAGGGAGGACATCTTCCAAGACCTTTCCGTATTTACAAAGTATCAAATTAGAGGGGATGATCGTCCCGATAATGTTGCCTTTGATTTCTATGGTAGTTCTAATTTTGATTGGTTAGTTTTAGTTTGTAATAATATTCAAAACATTCAAACAGAATGGCCATTAACTCAAAGAGGATTTGATACATTCTTGTTAGAAAAGTATGGCACTTATGAAAAAATAAATGCAACACATCATTATGAAACTGTAGAAGTTAAAAATAGTCTGGGTGTTGTAATGGTAACACCAGGTCTTAAAGTTTCGTCAGATTTTAGTATCACCTATTTTGATAATGGTGGATATCAAACAGCAAGACCAGTCAAAGAAGTGACAAACTTACAATATGAAGAACAACTACAAACAGATAGAAGAAATATTTTCTTACTGAAACCAAGATACACCCAGATCGCACTAGATGATCTTGAGATTCTCATGACATATAAAAAAGGTTCCAGTCAATATAAGACTAGAACCTTGAAAACGGGTGATAATATCAGACTTTATAGTTGATTATTTTATCAATAAATTAGCATAAGCTGCGACGACTAGAAGGGTCAGACACAGTTGATTATACCTCATCACTCCTCAGCAAGTTTCTGGAAGTAAGACAGGGCATCATCCTCGTCTTCATCTTTCGACTTAGTGGGAGTGATGTCAGGTGCGTTGAAGTCAGCAGTTGGTTCAGGACGACGGGACTTAAACTCGGGAGCAAAAGATCCACGATCATTGTCCTCATCTGCGGTCTCCTCATCGAAACGAGCAGGAGCAGACTTCTGACCCAGAACCATCTTCAGACGATTCTGCAGTTGATCATATGACTTGAACTGATCAGCAGCAGTCAGAGCAGTCAGTGAATACTGCTTCTTCCACAGTGCTTCCAGTGCATCGTCATCATCCAGGAGAGGAGATGGTGCAGCAAACTCAGAAGAGTCGTAGTTCCAATAACCAGCAACCTTCTTCAGTTTCAGTTTGAAGTTGGCACCAGCCCAGAAGTCAAAAGGATTGATTGCAGTCTCATCTTCATACTCAGGTTGCATTGCTTCCATGATCTTGTCGAAGATCTTCTTGCCGAACTTATACAGGAAGACTTGACCTTCGTTCTGAGGGTTTGCTTTGTCCTGCACAACATAGATGTTGGCATAGTAGGACAGTTTGCGTTTCTGCTTACGAACAGTATCCTTATCAGAATCAAGACCACTGTTCCACAGTTCACGGTTGTGCTCAGACACAGGGTCTTTCTGACCAAGAGTAGTCAGGGAGTTCTCAATGTACCAACCACCAGGACCTTGGAAGGCATGGGAGTACATCTTTGCCCAAGGGAGTTCTTCTCCATCTGGTGCGGGCAGGAAACGGATGACTGCATAACCATTGCCAGTCTTGTCCATTTCAGGTTTCCAGAGACGGTCATCTCCACCGCCACTGGTATTGTTCATCTTCTCAACTTCCTTAACCAGTTTGGAAGTCAACGAACCAAGCGAAGATTGCTTCTTAAGATTTGCGAATGACATTCGGATTACCTCGGATTTGTACGGATTTGGCTTTTGTGTACCTCTATATTCTACAGGTCAGAACCAGACTTGTCAATCTGATCCTTCATCACTTCAAGCATTTTTGACATGTTAGTGAATACACTATTCATATCAGAGTTGGGTGGAAGACCCATCATGGTTGCGGATTCGACAATGCGATCCTTCATCATCTTTGCTTCAGGATCATCTGATAAACTCAGACGAGTATAAAGAATTCTCTGTTTATCAAGAAGTCTTTCCAACATGGCTACATGAAACTTTTTCTCCTCTTTATTCATAGAGGGGAACTTGAAGACGTTACGATAAACATCCTCTTGCAACTCACTTATCTCCGTCATTTCTGCACGGACTACATCGGAATCGAAAAAACTCATTACCTTAATACAACCTGTTTAAGAATTTTTTTATAACGAGATACCTCAATATTTAGGAACGGTGAATACTTCTTCATCCTCATACTGACGGTTTCCCACACTGGATCAGATAGTTTATTATCCCAGTCTTGCCTGAAACCTAGAATCCTATCAAGGATTACGAAAGTTTCAATGGAGATATTATCTCTCAGATATTCTTTAAGAATCTGTGGATGACTAGATCCTTCCATAGAAAACATATCATCAAAGTTGCCATCTGAAAAGACGGACTCCGTTTCTTCCTTGAAAAGATATGAAAGTGACTGAGTTCTCTTCTTCCATGAAGTGTATCTACCTTCACCTTCTCGTATCATCTCTCCTATCCAAAGCTTACTTGGATCAGTGCAGGTGATAAAGTTAGATACAAAGAACTCTATTACTTCTTTGTCGTCTTTGTTTCGTGCTAGTTTCTCAAACCAGAAACGATCTTTCCTTTTGTAGAAAGACTGTACTGTCGCACGACTCTTTCCACAATACTTGTGGTAGTCATACTTCTCTTTGGTAAAGTGATTCTTCAAAGAGAGGTATTGTTTATAGGCATCAAACGGCATCATGAAAAAAGTAATATGGTCAATTTTTTGCCGGAAATTTTTTCACCCTAAAATGGAATTAGAGGGGCAATTTGGCACGGGAACTTCTCTTGAGAAAATTAAGTTCCTGAGCTTCGTACTTAATCTTCTCTTTCAAAGGTTTGGAAATTAGTTTAGGGACTGACTCTAAGTCAATGCTATTCTGTTCACAGAAGTGAATGATAGCATCAATATAACTCATCTTCTCATCATTAAGGACAAGAGTTTCAATCTCTTGTGCAAAACGAGAGGGACAGAAAAACTTATTCTCTAGTGCTTTCTCTAGTTCATTCCCCATTCTCTGACCCAGTATTGTGATGTACAAATTCTTTAATGTATCGAACTAGAAGTTTAATATAATCC